TTTTGGTCGCGCTTGTCGACGTAGGCTTGAAGCGGGCCTATTCCGTTCTGTCGAAAGGCCCAATGCTGAGCCTGAAGCCAAGCGGTAAATTTTCTCTCCGGCATGCTCAGCATTTTTGCGGCGAGGCGCACCCCCACCGAGCCCTCTGAAGTTTCTAGCCGGTCCAGCGCCTCCGCCTTCGGAGCTAGTTCAGCGATTCGCTCGTCCTTCTCTTGGTTCATCTCAATCAGCTGGATCGCCGCAAGGCGCAGCTGCTTGGCATCCCTCATGTCAATGACGCCCGGCTCGGAGAGCCGTGCCCCCGCCTCATATTCTGCAAGGCGCTTTATGACGCGGAGCCGAAGGACCGGGTTGTAGCCGGTGATGAGGTTCATCGTCAGATCGCGATCCAGATGGATTTCGGCGGTGTAGCCGCGAGCATCCTTGGTCTCTCGGACATGACGCAAATCTGCGTCATCCTTCAGGGCGTCCAACATCACGCGTATATCGCGAATTACGTCACCGTGCCGCTTCTCGCAAAGCTCGGCGATCTCGCGGCTGCTCATAGTCTGAGTCGTGGGGTTGCCGAAAACGCTCGGCAGGGTATTGGTCTGCTGGGGCATGGTAGTGCCCTTTCTTCGGTCGGGCGGCGTCCTCCAAACGCTGCCTTGGTCGTGAGAGCGGTGGGCGGAGACGGCTAGCCCGACCAAAAGCATTACCGTCTCCGCTCACCCACCTGCGTTGGAGGCACAGGTGAATCCAGGTTCCACCCCGGAAATCTGTCATTCACGGTACTAATAGAAACCCGGAATGGAAGGGGAGAGACTACCTTTTCAACGGCAGGATAACGGGCGAATCCAGTTCCGATGCAAGGGGCCGATTTCCAAAAATAAAAACTAATTGGGCTTGACGACCGTGCCAGTTAAGCTTGTCAGCCAAACCGCTTATCAAACCGGCAGCGCCCGAACGTCCGCAATCAATTCGCGAATGTAGAAATCATCGCCGTACTCACGCTCGATGATCTTGAGCTTCTCGATCAGCGCCGCGCGATTCGGTGCGCGTGTTTCCATCACCGCGTCCAAAGCGTGCGATTCCTTGTCGCTCAGGGCTTCGGCCTCCTCCTCGTATCGACGGTACTCTGGGTGATCCGGAAGGGCGCTCCCATACGGATGCTTGACGTACTCGGCTTGTGCCTCGCGCCAGTTGCGCAGGACAACTTCCCAATCGCTCGCAGACGTGCCGGCTGCTGCCATTGCAGGGGCGCTGATGGCAACGGGTGCGATCAGCATTGCATTCAATAGGGAACGACGGGTAGTATCGAAATCAGCCATGGCTTGATCTCCGTGCGATCGGTTGTGGTTAGGGCCGGGAGGAAGGTCGAAGCTCCTTCCGGCCTGCTTCATGTAATGACATGGAGCTTTACTCATGTCAACACATGATGTAACCGCCCCCTATGGCACTCCTAAACGACAAAGTGTTCCAGATGCGCGCTTCAGAGGAATGGCTGCGCAAGATAGACGACTGGCGTCGGCAGCAGTCTGACATCCCCTCACGGGCGGAAGCCATCCGCCGCCTTGTCGAAGCTGGACTCGCCAACAGATCGAAGTAGCCTGTCCCCGAGGAGACTCGGGGAGGCATGGTGACTGAAAAAACTGCGCTAGACTTCGCGCTCGACATGTTCAGCGTCACATTAACATGTGAGTGCGGGCGCTCATGGTCCATAAAATCGAAGCGCGTAAGACCACTTCTTCAGACGGTTTGCCCCAAGTGCCACAAGGTCGACCAACTGGACGAACCTACCGCAGTCCGTATTAACCTTGAACTCAACACTGCCATGAAACATGTCGCAGACCGCCTTGGCGTTGCCCCGATCGCAGTGCCGATGCCGAAGTATCGCAGGCCCCGCCGGCTCAGGAGGGAGCCTAAAGGGTACCCTGTCGGCGTAGTCGGCGAGAGCTTCTATCAACCAGCTATTCGAGAGATGTTCATCGGCGACTTGGTGAAGATCGAGCCGGAGCCCACGAACCCGCATGACGCGGAAGCGCTTGTGGTTCGCAGCCGACACGGGAAGGTAATCGGCTACATTCCTCGCCAGTCTTTCCTTATGCGCTTGTATCACCAGGAAGGCGGAACCTGTTCAGCACGGATTTTCGACATCACTAGAAACGAAGAGGAGGGCGCCTCATACCTTGGAGTAGTGCTGGACGTGATGATTGACTGAAAGTCAGCCCCTCATCCCCGCCAACATAGCCCTGAACTGATCGTCGACCCGAGACCGCACTTCATGGACCGGCAAGTCGGCAGTGTAGGGCGCCGGACAATCTGCTTTCTCGGCCTTGTACTTCATGCTGCCATATTCGCCTGACAGGCGTCGGATCAGCCGTCCCTCCCAAGGTTCGAGATCTACCCCGCTGATCTCCTGCCAAGCGGCGATATCCAGCCATCCCAGAGTGTCACCGCCGGGGCCGGACGGGCCGATATCGAACAGCCAGTCCGTGAGATAAGAGGCCGGGTTTTCAGGCAGGACAGCCTGATCCCCCAGCATCTCCAAGCGGCTCTTTTCGCCCCGCTTGACCTCCTTGCCGACTTTCTGCTCAGGCGCGGCGTGCAGCCACGCGAGCTGACGAACCCAAAGGCTCAGCCGTTCGCCGAGCCATCGGTAAAAGACCCCCAGTCAGACGATGCCGCCTCGATCTGGTCGCGAATGAAGCCGAGCGCAGAATTCGAGTAGATCGCGCGGACCATGGCCTTCGCGCCGCTCTCACCCTCGGGCAGCGGCATTTCGACGCCAACGAATTCCTCGGTGACCGCAATGAGGAACTCGATGCTGTCGGCGCTGTCATCAACCGACGCTTCCAGCTTGCCGCCGGCATCGCGCACGCGCTTCATGGCCTTGCGGCGCCTCGTGGCGTTTGCGACTTCCCAGACCTTCGAGGCGGGCGAATGAACGCGGGCGAAGCAGGGCTGGTTGTTCTCGTCGAGCAGCGGAGAACCGTCCGGACGCTTGAGGTTGATCTTGCCAATCGCGGGGACCTGGATGTCGAGCAGATTGACTGCCATGGGTATCTACCTTTCAGGGAAGGGTGCCTCGGCCCGCGCCCTGACGCGGAGCCGAGACATGAAAAAGCCCCGCAGAAGCGAGGCCGGTAAGCTCAGGGGCAAGCGTGGATCAGGAAGCCGGGACGAACACCAAGCCATCGCTCGTTTGCGACACGATGGTGTATTCGAGCATAATCTGCCGCGTTGCGATGCTGTTCACGTCGCCGTAGCTGCGACTGCCGCCGTTCACGAGGGCGCGGGCGTAGAAGGTGCCGAGCTTCGGATGCGCGATCTTGATCGAATAGGCATTGTCCGAGAGGATCGCCGCGTCCACGAGCGTCTGTCCAGCGTCGGACGGATCGATGCCCACGGTGGTCGTCTGGCTGCCGAGCGAGTACCCCCCCTTGGCCTTGCTCTCGCCGCGATTGGAGATGTTGCGCCAGGGCACGATCTCATAGATGCGCGCAGGGATGTCGCCGAGATCGCTCACTTCACCGATGCTGGTGAACGTGAGCGCAGCATATCCGGCCGCATCGTAGGTTGCGGGCGCCGCAGCGGAGATTGCCAGCGTAGTGCCGGCGCTGGTGGAAACCGTCATTTTCGTTCCTCATAGAAAAACCCGCCGAAGCGGGGTTGCGTCATTGCCGGCAGTGGCAATCTCGTGGTCAGTCGGCGGATTTGTCCGACTTGGCATCAGCGGGCTTGGCAGCCTTGGCGGACACCTTCTTTTCGGCCGGCGCCCGCTCGAACATGCCCGTAGGCTCCAAATCCTCGAACTGCTGGAGCGGCATCCGGGCCTTGTCGCCCTCCTCGTAGGTCTTGCCGTTCAAGTTCACACGGCGGGTTGCGATGGCGTCGATCATGTCAGCGTTCCTCGGTATAGGTGAGGGAGAAATCCTGGCTTCCGGTCCAAACGGAAGCGTCCTCGTAAAGAACGTCCGGGCCTGCGCTTTCGGTATGGATCGTCACGCCTTCGATGCCGTCGACGGTTGCATCGATGCGATCAGCGGCAGCATGGCGGATGGCTCGCAGAATGGCCTTCTGTGAGGAATAGTTGCGGGCATGTACTGTCACTTGCACCCGCTCGCGCACAAAGCGGGTAGCGCCAGGCGCGGGAATGTTGCGGTCGACCTTCGAGATGCTGGAGAGGGAGATGGCGGGCAGAGGGGCATTGACCGGCAGAGGCCCCGCGATGATGCAATCGTCGGGAATGAGTGTTACCAGAGAAGCGTCAGCGACCAGCACGGAGCGAATGGCGGCAACACCGTCCATTAGAACAGGCTCCAAAGCCAAACGGACCGTGGCTCGCCAGCCTTCGCCAAGCCGGAGCTGACTGCCGCGGCCAAGATAAGAATGGCAAGCACACGAAGGGCCGCTCTACGGTTCGACATTACGCCGCCTCATCCATGCCAGCGGCCAGGTTGTAGCCAGTCTTGCCTTCGACAACGGCGATGATCTTCTTGCGAAAGGCTTCGACCGCTTCACCTGCCTTGGCGTCCAGAGCCGGGCGCATGAACGGGTGAGCCGCGTGGCCAGGGTGATGAATGATGCCCGAGACGAACTGATCGCCGATCTTCATTGCCCGGTTGGTGATCTTGCCTTTGCCCTCAGCAGCCTTTTTGACTGCGACACGGCCTTCCTTCGCACCTGTGCGGGCGATCAGGTGAGCCGCGACCCCGTACTCGCGGAAGAAGCCGATGAAGGCGTGTTCACCACCAAGCCGAACGGTGACGGAGTAGCTGCCGTCCTGGTTCTTACGCGACGAGCCGGTTTTGATGCTCTTTGCCATCTTGCCCGTTTTCTTCGGCGCCCGCGTGCGAGCTTCATCGCGGATCACAGCTGCCGCTGCCGTCAGCCCGGAGCGCACGGCTTGACTTTCGATCTTCTTTCCGAGCGCGGTGAGGGCAGCAGCGATATCCTTGCCGCCGGTGACGGGGAATGCCTTGCTCACGGCGCCTCCCCCTCGGTGCTCATCTGCTCCACCACGAACTCCCATTCCTGCGTATCGCGCTTGAGCGCGGGCCCGGACACAATCTGCAGGATGCGCTCGGGCCACACCGCGTCGGCAGCGACCTTCACCCGCATGGCAGCGGTCACGCCTACACCGTCGAAGTAGTCGATCCGGAGCCGGGCGGGGCGCCGCTCCAGCGAAATGCTGCCGTCAATGCTTTCCGAGCGCGACGGGAGCACGTCCAGAACCTCGGCCCAGGCTTGCGAATGCTGGTTCCACTCACCCTCAACGGTCGAACCGTACACCGGGTCTTGCGTCGTCTCGCGCGCTTCGAAGGTAATCAGGGTGTCGCGATGACGGCCGGTCATGCGAGCGTCGGGGTCCTGAACGGCACTGCCAGCGCTACAACAGCGCGAGGCAGCTTGTAGATATCGTCCAGAACTAACCTCTCGTCGGGCCGGAACAGCCACTCGATCACGAGCAACTGCGCCGCGTTCAAATCCTCCGCTTCTTCGTCGTAACCTGCGCCGGTGAGCCGCATGAGCATCGCCTGAGACTGCAGAACCAATCCTGCGATCCGGTCATTCTCGTGGTCGTTCAGAATGCGCAGATGCGCCTTAGCCTGCTCCAAGGTCACGCTCATTTTCCCATATCCTTACCGGGCCGCCCGGCTTTCACCGCGAGCTGCCAACCGCTGTCCGGCACGCCCGGCTTGAGGCCCTTCGGCTCGTTGCAGTGCCACAGGCTGCCTGCCCAGGTCACAAGGTCCCCCACCTCATACGGCTCTGCTTCCTTGAACACGCCGCGATAGATCGGCACGGGCAGGTTCAAGTCGAACTCAGCCGCATCAGCGCCTCGCTTGAGCAGGAAACGAATAGTCCGCTCACCGATCTGCTCAACATTCAGATCATCGAACCCGAGGCCGTCACGACCATCCTTGCCGGGCTCGCCGTTCTGACCATCAATGCGCCCAAGGCGCTTGGTCCGGCCGTTGGTCATCACCAACACCAGGTTGCCGTCTGCGTCCTTCAAAGCGTCGGCCAAGCCTATGCCGTCCTTTCCGTCTTGGCCAGGCTCACCAGGGGGGCCGTCAGCGCCCTTCTCGCCGTTCAGGCCATCATCACCGCGCTGGCCGGGCTCTCCACGCTCAGCAGGCGGAAGAGAGGCCACAGCGGCGTGGACAAGAGCTTTCACCGCCTCCATGTCGACAACACCATCACGCCCTGGCTCGCCAGGGTCGCCCTTGACGCCCGGGGGCAGTTCGCGTGCCTCCATATCCGCGAGACGCTTCTTCAGGTCATCGTTCTCCTCACGTAGAGGCGCGACTTGCGCATCAACATAGCTGCGGACGATCTCGACCACCTGCCGGCCGAACAGTTCACCGTCGAACACTCGGCAGCCCCTTCATCATGGCCAACAGCGCTCGTTGAGCCTGCAGCTCGGCGTCGTTATCGTTTGCCACCGGCTCAGGCTCAGGTGTTGCCGCCGGGCTGAACGGGTCCGCTTGAGCATCGCGCTTGGCGAGCGCCGCGAGGCTGTAGTTCTGCTGCTGCAGGTAGGGCGTCGAGCCACCTTCGACTGGCTTACGATCAAGCTTGGCGCGGCCCTCATCGGGCGAAAGAAGGCCGGCACCAACACCCTCCTTGAGCACTTGCATCTGCGTCACGCCGTCCATGCGCAACAGGTTCTCTACATCAAACTCGGTGCCAAGCTTATCGCCCGTGGCCAAGCCTTCATCGAGGCAGGTCTCGATCGCCTCGATCAGACTCTGTAGGCATTGCGAATAGTACTCGACGTTGAGCGCTTGCACGTTGTTGTAGCTCGGCAGGGCGCCGACGCCGATCTTGTATGGGGGTACGTGAAACGTGCTGCAGACCACTTCCGCAGTCCACTTCAACTGCTCGATCAGCTGTGCGTCGGTAGCGTCGACCGATAGGCCCTCATACTTAAGCCCGTCGCCAAGGACCGCGATCTTGCCGGCGTTCTCACCCGCGAAGTTGCCGTCCCAGTACTCCTTGAGCCTGGCCGCGTCCTCTGGGTCGATCCGACCCGGTGCGACAAGCAAACCGCCAGGCTTGGAACCGTTACTGAAGAACTTGGCGCTGTTGTTCTGAATTTGCAGGCCTTGAGTAGCTCCCAGGCCAGATGCGTAGATTGGAGAGAGGCCAACGAGTGGATGAAACAGGCAATTGAAGCGATCGTGAATGACCTCGCTGGCGGGGACTACGATGCTTTGCTCTTCGATTCCCGAGAGATTGTCGGTTTGGAGTTCATAATAGACGCCGCCATCCGGCGTCACGAGAGGCTTAACCCGGTTGGGGTCCAGCACATAAAGCGCGGTCACCACGTTCCGCGCGTCACGCTGTTTCAACGCATAGGCGTTGCCCCGCGACAGCTTCGACAGGAGCCAATACTCCCAGAACTGATTACGGGTTTGAAAGCCGTTCGGTTTGCGCAGGACAGGTGAGTAGGAGTTGCTGGTGGTTTCGCTCCAGACGCCCTGATCAAGCGCTACCAACTTCACCCGAAGCTTGGCGATGTCGCTCGCGATCAACGTCATGCAGGCGAAGACAGCGTGGAAGGCAAGAACAGATTTCTGGTCCACCTCCATGTTCCGCTGCCACGCACCAGTGAATGGTTCACGCACAACCGACAGCCACCCACGACGAGTGTCAACGGCAGTCGCGCCGGACACCGCCTTCTCGCGGGTGAGGGTCATGCCAAGGAAGCGCATCAGCTTAGACGCGCTTCTCTTCGATCTTTGCCATCAGCGTAGCGGCATCCCAGCCCATGAAGGGCCGCTTGCCGAATGCAACCTGATAAGCGTCGCGCAGCTTGTCGATATCGAGTTCCTCGACCTCTTCCGCCTGCAGCGCAGTCGTATTGTAACCCAGCTTGCCCAGGATGCGGACGTAGCGGGGGTCTTTGGCCTTGAGCGCCCGTGTGACGTAGCCTTGGTGCTTCATGGCGCCCTCCTTGAATAGTAGAAAGGGGTGAGCCCCGTGGACCCACCCCAGTCTGACTTACGCGTAAGCAGTGCCAGTGATGTACTGGACGGCACCGGAGCGGCGCTTGCCCCAGTTGATGTACCGCTCGGCCCGAATGCCGATCATGTTCATCTGCCACAGCGAGACGAACACGGTGGCTGCGGCAGGCGGATCGGTCGGGGCGCTGTCCATCTGCAGCGAAGCTTCGCTGCTGACATCGAGCATCGTCTGGCCATCGTCGGCAAGCAGAATCTCGCTTGCCTTAACCAGGATGATGCGCGAGCCGGCCGGGATGGCCGGAGGACCAGTGACCGCTGCCTGAGCCGGGATATTTTCCGAGATGATTACCGGAAGGCCCAGCAGCGTGCCGGTGCCGGTGGCCGTCATGCCGGGGAATTCCTGCTGACCGAGTGGGTTGAGCATCAGCGCAAGCGAGAGGGCCTGCGTCTCGGTCATGATCCACACGGCGCCCGCAAGCGACATGTTCGCGGCGATGTAGCCGGCCATCAACGACTTGGCGTCCGCACGGAACGCATCCGCGTCGGTGCCAGAAGCGGTGATCGCGGTCACGCCGTTCGTAATCGAGGCAGGCGAAACGCCCGTCACTGCAGTGACGGTAGGATCGACAAACTGTCGATCAAGGAACTGCGCGGTCTGGTCAATCAGATCCTGGCGCACCACCTCTTCTGCGGCCGGGCTCGAAGAACGGGCCAGCTCATCGGTGATCACGACAATACCTGCCGTCTTCGCCATGCCGAGCGTCACCTGATCAAACGCCAGAGCGCTGACCGGCTTGGGCTTGCCTTCACCCACCCAACCAACGGTCGATCCGCCGGTCTGGCGAGGAATCTTGATGTTGAAGGGCACGCGGCGCAGGCCGGGGATGCGACCAATGATGGTGGCCGGGCGCAGAAGTTCCGCGAATTCGCTGGCCATGTTCTCGTATTCGACGAGAGGCTTGGCCCAGGTCGTGTCGGTCGTGGTGCCAGCAGCCACAGCGGCCTTGAGGATCGTCTCCACCTGCGGAGTGGAATCACCCCACTGCTTTGCGATCTCGGCAGCTTGCATCAGGTTGCCCTTCGAACGGGCAAGCGCCATGGCGTAGCGGGTGAAGGCAGTGCCCTTGGGAAGGTTCACGCCCTTGACCTCAATTCGAGTGCCGCCGCGAGTCTTGCCAGCGTCTTCAGTATTGGTGCCGGCAGCAGGAACCGCCTTGGAGATTGCCATCTTCTCCATGGCCCGCAGGCGTACCAGATGCTTGTCGATCGCGTCGATGTCAGCCTGATTGCCGTCGAACTGCTCTTCTTGCTCAGCGTCGAGTGTGGAGCCGTCATCAGCAGCTTTGGTCATGATAGTTTCGTTGGCGGCGACAAGCCCGCCACGCTTCTGCTCGAAAGCAGCGATCTGTTCTGCAATGGTAGCCATTGGTCTATTCCCGAGAATGGGGTTAAGCCGTCCGCTTGATGTCGCGGATGACGAAGGGTTTCGCCCCGTCGCGGGCGGGTTGTTCCAGCTTGACGACGCGCCCCTTGCCGGTCGCGGCGGGTTTGTCGGGCTGCGGGATTTCAGGGTCTGGTACGCCGGCTTCCTTACGCAGGACTGCATCCAGAGATTTGACAGCAGTGATCATCGCATCCGCTTGGGCGGGGATGGTCACGGCAGAGAGTTCGAAGACCTCGACCTCGGAATAGCGCACACCACCGTTGTCCATGAAGCTGTACTCAATCGGCCGGAAGCCGATGCTAGTCGCACGCACCAGGCCGTGCTTGATCTCGCCCCAAGCTGTGTCGGTGCGGTCCTTCAAAGGGCCGGGCTCGGCCACAACCGGGATCGTCGCCTTGAAGGTAATACCCTTGGCAGTCGGCTTGTCGAATTCAACCGTACCGATCGGTGCATCATGCCGGTGCTGCCAGAGCAAAGGGAGGGGGTTCGTGAACTTGACGCCAAGTGGCTCAATGATGTCTCCCACTCGGTCAACGGAAGGCGTAGTCGCGATCCCGCTGAAGGTGCGCGACTCTTCGTCCACGGCCTTGATCTCAAGGACGCTGTAAGCCCTATTCTGCATGGGCTTTCTCCTAGATTACGATCATCTGATATTCGCGGCGACCGGCGCCTTCGAAAGCCACCGCTGCACCCACAGCCATGCAAAGCGCCACAGCAGCGTCGATCTTGTTCACTGCCCGCTCCTTTGCCAGCCAGTAGTTGCCCCAGCGATCTTCATCCGTGACCGCGCTCATCATCGCCGAAATTGTCACCGGATTGCGCTGGATGCGCAGGCGTCCTTCAAGGATCAATTGTTCAACTTGGCGCACAGACATCGGCATCCACAGGCCCTCGGGTTCGCGCCCGGCAGCCTTCGCCGCCTCCTTCATGCCTTCGGTCGGTTTGCCCTTCTTCGTCCCGCCTTGCGGGTGCTCAACGCACTCGATCGCCAAGCCCAGTTCATTCATCTCCGGTTCGAGCATTCGACTGAACGCATACCGGTCGTAGGCGAGGCACTGGACATCGAAGTCATGCTGCGCCTCGGCCAACGCTTGCGCCACATGGCGGTAGTTGATCGTCTGCCCCTTGGGGGCGTTCAGATGTCCTTGTTCCACCCATAGCGAGTACGGCAGCTTATCGACCAGTTCGCGCGCCTGTAGCGTGTCGCCTGGGGTCCAAGCCTGCACCCAAGCGTCGTAGACCGGCTTTCCGGCGTGCTCACCATCCTCCATCGTGCCCGACTGCACACAGTAGCCTAGTGCTGTGATATCCTTCACCTGGCTAAGATCGGCGCCCAAGAACACCGGCTTTCCGGCGTGCTCATCCAGGGGTTCGAAGTCGACGATGCACGGTTCCAGCGCATCGCGGCTCATCCAGGCCGTCTCGGCATCGGTCCAGGTGCAGAAGTGTAGCCGCAGGATGCCGTTCAGCTTGCCAGGCATTGCCTTGGCCTGGTCGACAACTCCTTGCAGGTACTCTTCCGTGATCGTCACGCCGAGCAAAGGGTTCGCCTTCACCCAGCAACTCGGATCATCAAGCGGTCGGTCTCCCTGATCCAGCGCACACACATAGCTGAACGTCGTATCGTCGATCACCTCGCCGAGGAAGAACGCGTCGTCCGACCGGGCGTTCAGGTTGCCGGCCGCGACCTTGACCGCGTGCTCGTGCTCCTCCCAGCACACCGAGTTGCGATCAGACCCGCTGTTCGTAATCATCAGCAACAACGGCTGCCGGCGAAACTTGAAGCCGCGCTCCAGCATCTCCATCGTGCCCCGATCCGGGTGCTCGTGGACCTCATCACACAGCGCAAAATGCGGACGAGGACCGGAGCCGGTTTTCTTAGTCTCTCGCGACACCGGGCGGAAGAACGAGCCCTTTTCCAAGTACGCGATGTTGTACTCGCGGCCTTCGCCCCCGCTGAACTTCAACCTCTTGGCGAGTGCCGGCGATTGTCGCACCATCGCCACCGCATCGCGGAAGAGGATCGCAGCTTGGTCTTTCGTCGCTCCAGCAGAATATACCTGCGCGCCCGCTTCATCATCAGCTACCAGCCCATAGAGGCCGATCCCGCCAGCAAGCGGAGACTTGCCATTCCCCTTGCCCTGCTCGATGTAGGCCCGACGAAACCGCCGCACCCATCCATGTTCCACACTCAGCTTCTGCCAACCAAACAGCGAGCCGATGATGAACGCCTGCGCCGGGTGAGCCTTGAACGGCTTCCCCTCAAACTGGCCTTCCGAGAGCCTCAGCCGCTCCTCGAAGAACCGCAGCGCCCGCGCAGCCAGGGTCTCGTCGTAGCGCAGGCCGCGCGCCTTGCCATGCTCAAGGTCGCCGAGGTGGCGGCGGCACGAATTGCGCACATGCGGCCCGGCAACGATCTCGCCTGCGACCACCGCCCTCGCATAGGCGGTTGCTCGGTCAATTGAAGAACTCGTCGTCTTCGTCGTCATCGCCGCCGCCAAACACCTTGCTCTCGTCAGCCGGCGTGGCTCCCAGCTTGGACAGGATCGAACTGAGCGCCTGCGCCTTCGAGACACCGAACTCATCACCATCCATGTCGACCGTCAGCTTGCAGGCCATCCGAAGGATCACCCGGTGCGAACTGTTCAGCCAAGGCAGATCGCGCACGAACTCGTGCCACTGCGCCTGCTCTTCAGCCGGCATCTTGGTGTACGGCTCGCCGATCACGCGCGTGCCCTTTGGCTTTTTACGGGCTGCGTGCCGGCCAGGGTTCTTCGCGGCAGCTCCAGTCACCGCAGCCTTGGCAACGGGGAGGCGGGGAGCGGGCATTCAGGTCGTCCTATGATCTGTGGATGTGAAAATTATGGACGGCGCGCGGTACAGACAGGGCAGACCCCAGACTTTCACCATCCCCCCACCCACCCGTTCAGGTTGGAGGTTCGCCTGATGAATGATCGATCGCTTCTCGGTGACGCAACATTATTGCGTTCAGGCTCGCAGCCATTAAGATGAACGAAAATCTGCCCTGGTGGCGAGGTTAGCGTTCACGATATGAATACTCGACAGGCCACCCGTCATCGCCGATCTCAACCCGAGGGCGTCCACCTGCATCAACAACACTCTTCGCATCGTGGCAGGGCTTACAGAGGCTCTGTAGGTTGCCCTCATCATCCGTGCCACCCTTAGCCTTCGGCATGATGTGGTCGACATGGTTGGCAGCGGTCACTGTGCCCCTGCGCTTGCAGGCTTGGCACAGGTGCTTGTCTCTAGCCAGGATGCGGGTCCTGAGCTTATCCCACTGGTGCCCATACCCTCGTGCGTGCCGTGAGGTGCGGGACCATGCCATGGTTCACCACCAGATGCGACAACGCCCGCTCACCTTCCGGCTGCGGGCGCTAAAATCCACGATCAATTACCATGCGGTTGAACCATATAGCTGCGGATGTGTCAAGCCTCCCGATAACGCCTCGCTCCCAGGCGACTAACCATCTCAGCTTCCGCTATTCGATCATCGGTCCAATATGACAAGCGCTGACTTCCGGCGCCATGCACCACCCACTGCTCCCAGAACTCCCGGCTATCGACGAACACAGACTTTCCCCAGCTCACTTCTAACACAAACGCCACAGCCTCGGGGCCTGGAAGGGATACCCATTCGCCATTAGCACGGATGCCAATCTGAGTAGCGGCTCTGAGCGCCATCAACTCTATCTGCGCAGCCGAATGACCTAGCGACCAGAACAGGCCGTAAATCTTTGGCTTCTGTGGGAACGCAGTCGCAAGCCCCTTGATGCGCGAGTATGGGTTACAGGACCGCCCGATCTTGGCTTGCGCTGAACCCTCTGACCCTATCACATAGCAGCATGAGAACGCCGCCGTGCGCGCCCGATTGCGGTTCACATACTTTGCAGCACGCTCATTATCGGAATAATCTGATACACGCCTCAACACACGATCGCGCGACAATGTGAAATCCACACAGGGGAAATGCGATCCACCAGGAAAGCGCCGCTGAACATATCCAGTAGATTGACGCAATGGAGGGTTTGAGGTCAATTTGTTGTCAGTCATTGATGGTTCCTTCATCGTTCGGTTAGGGCGAGGGGGGCCTAATAGACGGTTGGGTCATCCGCCTCTCTTCCCAGTATTGCCCTTCAGGACCACACACATCAGCCCCTAGCCATCTCCATAGGCGCGAACGCTCTGACTCGGCAGTGCAGCCTTGGACTAAAAGTCCATGCACCCGATCCATGCGAGTACGGCGATTACAGGTCTTGGCGCCGTGGTCACGCGAGGAGTAACTGCTAAAGCAGAATGCACAGGTCGAGCACGTCCGCTTCAAGCGGCATGATCCCAATGTTGCGACACGATAGTGCTTTTCCTGCTAGCTGGCGCAACCACGTCGAGTGCGGCGAGCGCGGCAGTGAGGATGCGCTGATCGCAAGGATCTTTGCCGCCAGACAGCAAGCGATCGAGCCATGAAGGGCCGACATCGATGTGATAGCGGAAGATGAGCTGATCGAGCCACGGTCGCAAACCGCCGACATCGAGTGCGTCCATCACCGTGAACAGCCAGTCACGATCCTGGCTGTCGTACTCGGATGCCTCCATTTCGCCCACAGAGCCCCGTGGAGTGCGGTCGAGCGGGCAGCGGTAGGTCTCACCCCCGCAGACGCGGTTGTACACCCTGGCGAAGCGCTTTCCGCCCATATAGCGATCGGCAGCCAGCGCTTCATCCCCGAGCAGTCCGGCCGCATAGGCTCGGCCCAACGGCGTGTTGTAGTGGGTGCCGTACTTGGCCACTTGGGCCTGCACCCAATCCGAGCCATGGTCGTAGCGCTCGACATGCACCAGCTTGCCGTTCGGATGGCGCTTGCCTTCCTTGCGCGGGCGTCCCTTCCGTCCCATCACTCCCCCCTCATGCTGCGGATTGCGGCCATGGTGTCTGTATAAGGCGCGGGGCTGTACTGAGCGGCACGGCAGGCCCTTTCGACATCCTCCAGCGCTCTGTTGCGGGCTGCGATGCGGTGGCGGGCGAAGGCTTGGATAACCTTCAGGTGGTCATACTCGCCCTCATTCCACGCGCTGCAAGTCGCCACTGTGTCGGTCATGTGCCAGGGACGACAAGGCCAAGCCGCCTCGCGATCCTCGTCTGTGATCTCGATCTCGGTCACCGATTAGCTCCTTGGTTAACCACGCGCTTGTGGCGATCATCCAAAATGGACGCGCCGACGGTCATGAGTATGGACACGCCACACAGAGCGGCAGCGGTGTAGCCAGCGAACGCAGACACGACATTGAGCCACAGCAGTGTGGCGGCAAATGGAACATCGAACCTCACGCCTTCTCTCCCTTGGTGGTGGGTGGTTCGGGGGCGCGATCAGGCATCCCGATTATTTGAAGGATTTCCTGCACGATGGCCTGGACAAAATATGCCTCCGCTTCCCGCCCAGGCGTGTCCTCGCCAATGGCCTCCCAAAGGTACTGCGCGACATGGACAGCCTCGTGCGCGACCAGAGCGGCAATGCAGGGCCAGCTCAGTGTTTCATCGTACCGCAGGCAGATCAGATAGGTGTGATAACGGTTCGCCTTGGGCTCGGGGAACCTCCAGACTCGTGCGCCATTCACGTCGCACCAAGGCGTCTCGATTGGATCGTCGGTCAGATCACGCCACTCGCGGTGAAACGCCTTTTCACCCGTGCAGTAGCCGATGTTGCAGGGGAGGTGACCGCCAGCGCGAAGGTAATAGGTACGCTCTCTCACCCGCCATTCTCCCGGATTGCCCGCAAGGCCTGTTTACGAACATCATCCAGCGCTTCGGCCAGCGTGGACGGCTGCGGCAGATCGGCGTGAAGCCCGCTGTTGAACCGCTCATCAGTATGAACGAGCTTGATGTGCTCACTCTCTGGCGTCGGCGCACAGGAGGCATCGCAACTTACTTGGCATTCGCCGATGCTGAACCACCAACCGGGAAGGTCGGCTTTGAACCGAGCGATTGCGTCCTCAAGCCCTGTTGCGGGCGATTTCTGCCACTCAGCCATGTGGGGTGCTTTCGTTGGGGGTGGTGGGACGCTTGTAGTCGCCGCGGTGGTTTTTCTTCCAACCGAGCCGCTTGAGTTCGCGAGCCGCCAAGGCTACCGAGACATCTGCTTCGCCAGCCAGCTTATCGAGCCAAACGGCCGACTTCTTCTCCAGCGCTATGAATATCCGC